AGCTCGGAGAGGTTAGGCGGCCCCTTGCGGGACCGTCATCCCACCGGTCGTTAACCGGCTACCACTAATGCGGTCTCCTCCTCTAGGAAGAGCATACCACAGGAGTGCCAGGTCCATTCCTTGGCCTTGGAAAGTCGGCAAAGACCAAGAACGATCTTGTCAGAGGACTCAACAGTAATGGGTAACTCCTCACGATCCTCAATTGAATTGAGTTTGTGAAGATAATATCCTACTTCTGGTGCAGACCTATCCTTTGCGACTGGTGACAGCTTCTTATCCGGTTTACCCGGGGAAATAAGTTGAAACCTGCCACTACTGACAATATCGCCACCCTTAAGACAAGGAGATACATCTAGAGACAGCAATGACCAGATGGGCCACGCATCGTCGTCCAAATAAAGAGAGTTCCCGCGCTGTGCCCAAATCCTTATATTGTTAAGGAAGAGGACTAACTCGGAAACCCTATCTATAGGTCTCCTCACAAAGAAGGGAGTAATGTCACAACCATTCCAATAATGGCCACCGCAACTTTCGCGCAATGGCCCTTCATGGAACGATTTAAGTGCGTTAGGCGAAAACCCAAAATAGAAAAGCACGTGAGCGAACTCACGATACATGCTACTGGGTATAATTAAATCATCGCCATACACACTAATGACACCTTTTGTTCCCGTAAAATAGGCCGTAGTCCGCGCTAAAGCATAGAAGAGTAAACTCTCCAGCTCAAACGTGAAACCATTGCCCATCGATGAGAACATTTCACAGTCATGAAAGGAACCGTCTATATTAACACCTGGACTCCGGATGGAGTTCAGATAATCAAACCAGACGATTGGTAACAATTGGAACACTAATTCGAAGGAAACAGTATCACTTGCAGAAGAAAGATCGAGCGTGGCCAGATGGCCCGTATCCGATCCTACCTGTGCAAGCTTCCTGTTAACGCTTTGATCCTGAAGGTTCACACCGACACGACGTAAGCAATTTCGGATTTGTCTTCCGGCTCCCTTTTGCAGGAACATATTGATATCTGGCTCTTTACAAGCCACTCTGTCAATTTCTGCGTTCTTTGGGACAGTGAATATATTCGCGCCTTTAACTACCTCAAGAGATAGAGGAGACGTACCGAACCAGACTGGGTAGTCTGATTGATCGAACATATCCAAACAAGCACGTGTTATATGTGCTTTACCGACATACTTCTCAGCTGGAGAGCTGATAGTACGTGACCTGCTTGTCGACGCACCTCCGGAGAACGACCCTAGGGTCATACTCTTCGGGATATCGCCGATGATGCTGGCTATGATACTCCGGCATTTCTCAACGAAAGGACCATACCTAACAACTGGTAAAATCACCGTGTCATCAGGAGTTGTCGCTAATCGTAAGTTCGTTTCTTCGTTAACTGCCTCCATGGAGAGCCACTTAGAAATGGCCCTTTCCTTTCTCACATGAGAAGGAACAGTCGACTTATCAACAAACTTTTCGAAGACGTTACGTTTTAAGTAATCATTCTTCGGAGAAAGAGAGAGGGTTTCAACCCACTCTCTGACTATCGGGGTATAGTCGGTTGGGAGTAAAGCGTTCTTGTCCACCATTGGACGTCGGCGCTTGTTCCACTTGAGTCTTCCAGTCATGGTAGGCTCCTATCCGTATTGTCACGCCGTCAAGCGATGACAATAGAAAGAACAACATAAGGCTGGCCATAAATGCCAAGATGGAGTAGGCTGCGAAGCCTACTTTACCAGACATTTTCACCAACCGTGAGCACACTGTCGAACTGCGTTGTCGCCGAAGCGAGCGCAGTGTACAGCATACCTACGATGTCCTTTCGTTCCTGCAACGTGACATCAGGGGGAAAATCGAATGTAGCCGACGCACGAGACGTGCGCGCAACTGCGTAAGAATTGACTCCGTTGATAGTTTCAGTCACAAGAACCGGCAACGAAAGATCAACATCAATCTTCCTCCGACCCCCAGGGGTCTTCCGAGGATTGATCTTGAGCACGTAATCGCCCAAGGACGATGCCGCTGCCTTCGTATACCGACCACCAGCGTCACCTTCGCTCCCTTGCGGAGTGAATGTGTGATTTACAGGTGTGGATGCGCGATCCGTAAGGATCACATTTGCCATAGATGGCATGTTAAGTACCTTTTGTTGACCATGGCTCTTAACCGGTTGTTATCGGTTAGTTACTTATGAGCCCCTGGTTAGGTTTGACAAAAGAGCGCCAATCACTGCGAAGCGACTGGCACCGGTGAAGAACGGCTTACTATAAATACCTCCAGACGGAAAGCTCGAAAGCTTAGTTCTAGTGGTACCAAAGCCCCACATGTGGGTAGTCGGGTTGCTATTCCCGATTTGCCACGGGGCATCAACTGTTGCTAAGAGCTCACGCTCAAAAGTAACAGATGACGAGCCGTCAAGGAAAGTTAAGCCGGAAGAAGCTGACAGGTTGGACAAGAACGTTCCAACCGGCACACCCCAATCGATCACAAACGAGAAAGGAATCAATTCCCACAAAAGAGCAGGAACATTAGCCAGACCCGCGCGATTTATCGTTCGGAGCAAACGTGCGTCATCTAGTTTCCCTGTTAATTGGGTCTGATGAATCACGCTTGAGCTATCTGTGAAATTCAAACCGCAGGAAAGTGCCGAAACGGAGGGACTTTTGAAGGACCCACCGTGAGACACGCTGGAACGACCTCTACCATGAACCAGTAACACGGGCTTAGCTTGCTCTTTCATGAGCTCCCAAAGTCCATATGCGTCACTGACTAACGGTTTGAAGCCATACCAGTAGGCTAGCCAATAGTTGGCTACCCTTTTCTCTACTTTTCTATCTTTCACTAATCTCTTAAGATCACGGGCCGTCAGGTCCGCAAGTCTCTTAAGATCACCCCGTCGTAGAGCTTTGTAAGCACGGAAGATGTCAACAGTGGCATCAGCTATGGTCGCAAAGAGATCGACGGTTTGGCTCAACTGGGCAAGATTTTCGCCCATGGATGCCTTACTTGACGCAAGGTCCGAAAGAGCATGCTCAATCGCTGCAATACGTGAGTTTTCAACCTCATCGTTACTGTAGCGAACGAGATGCACCTCTCCCGGATAGAAATGAGGATTGCTCTTATCGTAAGCAACTGCGTTAGATCTTACCATGGACCAGTCCAGGTAATTTCCTTCAACAAACAAAGCCTTTGAGGGGCTCAATTTGTAGTTGCCTGAAATAATTGCTTCATTCCTAAACCCAGAACGGCTATAGGAGGACTGATCACGCCAACGTGGCCCAAACAGCGATAGCATATGCGGTGCGTTACTGGTCTTTCCAGACCTATACGAGGCGAACGTATCACGTCCAAGAGTCGTGGTTAGATAAACTGACCCATCCGATACACGTTTTACCGTGAGCGGCTGAGCCGGAAAAGTCAAACCATACGACCCATACA